GGGTCTACCATAGACAGCCCTAGTGCTACGTTGTCTTTGTTTGCAGCACAAAACTCTGGGTCTGGACGTAACTCACCCGCTTCTGAGGGCGGTACAAATACAGGCTCTATAACTAGAACAGCAACCGCACCTATTGAGGTATTTACTTCTAGGCTTGACCTACGAGTACGTGGCAGGCAGTTAGCAATGAAGATAGAATCTAGCGACCTTGGGGTAAAGTGGCAGCTAGGCTCTCCTAGACTAGAAATGCGCCCTGATGGGAGACGGTAATGGCTGTAGACAGAACAAGTTATAACATAGACTTCAAAGCCCCGGTTCTTCCAGATCCGCCAAATGATTATAACGTGCAGTCGTTTAACCAGATGAATAATGCACTGCGTATCTACTTTAACCAGCTTGATAAAGGCATACGGGACGCTTCAATATCTCCCGCTGCACAAGCTACCGCTTGGTTTTTGGGTTAGTGGCTAATCAATATAAAAATGCAAAGGTAGATTTAACCGCCACTACTGCGACTACGCTGTACACATGTCCTACGGCAACAACAGCTATTATCAAGTCTATACTCGTATCAGAAGACTCAGGTAATGCCGATACCATAACCGTAACCATCACTGATTCTGCTTCGGCAGTATTTAGCGTATTTAAGGTCAAAGCAGTGGGAGCGAACACCACAATAGAATTACTTACTGCGCCACTTGTTATTGAAGAATCTGAAATAGTTAAGGTCACCGCAGCCACGGCAGATAGGCTGCATGTAGTAGCTAGTCTGCTAGAGGTGTCGTAATGGCAGTTGAAGATTTAGCAACGCTTACACCAGAAGAAATACAAGAAAGACTAAACGCTTATTTTGATAGCGACGAGGGCAAAAGCTATCTTGATGACATTACAGCTAGTACGTCTGACGAATATACAAAAGCCTCGCTTGAGGAATCAGGAGCATCCAACATTGCGGGGGCGCTTAGTTTTGTTAGCCCCCTAGATAGTGATGCCCTAGAGACATGGAAAAGCCAAAACCAAGTCACAGACGACAATAACAATAGCTTTTTAGAAAACGACCAACTGTACCAACTTAAAGTATTTGCAGCGTCTCAGCCTAAATACGTGCCCATAGTGCCCGGAGGAGACGAAGCCAAGCGGCAACAGAAAATGGCAGATGCGTCAAAAACCCCCGGCGCTATCTACTCTGATTTTGGTGCTTATTCTTTGGCGTTACAGGCGCACAACAAAAAGATAAATGAATACGTAGAGCAAGAAGACATACCTACGTCTGTAACTACTCCTGATGGGGTAGAGATGAGTTTGAATCTGGGCATCTCGCCTATGTACTACAACGAGCAAAACGACGGCGGTAGGCTTACACAAAAATTTAAGAACGGCGCTACCGGAGACTACTACAAACAGCTAGGTGGGGTAGGTGAGTACGGCACATACTACGTAAAAGAAAAGAAAACTGATTGGAAAGACAGTCTTGAAGCCTCTATACCGTTTGTAGCTGCATTTGTTGGTTTAGCGGTATTAGGCCCGACATTAGCACCTTCTGTATTTGGTAAGGGTACAGCAGCGGGGGCAGCGGGCACAGGTGCGGCAGCAGGTGCGGCAGGCGAGTTATCGGTATCACAAGTCCTCTCTACAACAGCTAACTACAATACTGCTACGGCTGGTGTAACCAGCACTATATCGAACGCCATAAACGCCGCTGGCTCTACGATAAGTTCGGTTGCAAGCGCCGTAAGTGGAGCAATAGCAGAGGGTATAGCGACAGTTCTTCCGGGTGTTAGTGCAGAAGCAATAGCTCCAACCATAGATGTTTTAGGGTCAATCACTGCTGCTTCTAAAGGTATATCCTATGCAGAACAGTATAAA